TATGACCTGCTTCAAAGCTACTACGTGAGACTCAGTGCGTCCCTGTGCCTCTTGTAGTCGGTCTGCGTCACTTTTTTGATATTTCTCTTGAAGCGTCTCGTTTTGCTGCTGTACGTTTTTAGCAAACTCTAACGCCGCCTCTTCTCTACGCTGTGTTTCACGTAGTCTAGCGGTCAGCTTATCAATCCGCTTTTTAACCTTGTCAGAGTAGTTCTCTAGGTCTTCGGTTTCTTTTTTAGCCGCAGGTTTTTCTTCGGCTACCTCTTCTACCACCGGCGTTTCTTTTTCATCCGCCAGTTTAGCTTCGGACCCGTCCTCATTCATTTCAACGGTGGTTTCTTTTTCTTCTTCACCGATATCAAATTCCATCTCTTGATTCATTGGTTCTGTTTGTCCCATAATTACATCCCCCTCACATGTGTAAGATATCTTCAGGATCGTTAACGAGCCCTAAGATTTCATCATCATTTAACAAACGAATCTCACCACCATCAATCTGAATCCGAGATCCCGCATACTTACCAAAGATTACCCAGTCTCCTTCACCGCACCAAGGGCCGTTAGGAAACTTAGACTCATCAGCGTAAGCTAAATCACCTATTTTAAGAACATAACCTACATTCGTAGCCAACTGAGTCCTCTGTTGAGTCTCTTTAGCTAAGACAATGCCGCCCTTAGTTGTTTCAGCACCGCGATAAGGCAAAATAGCCATTCGCCAACCTGTGGGTCTGGGGATCAAATCAAGAATAGATTTAGCAAGGCCTTCATTAGCGACTTTGCCATCTACGGTATATGCGTCGTTAAGATTTGGTTTAGAAGATTCCGCTTCTTTCGCTTCGGATTCTTCTTTCCATTTCTCTTCGAGAGGGGTTAACTTCTCTGCTTCCATGTGTGCCTCTTCTGGTGGTTAAAAATCTTCGGAGTGTTTATCCAACTTATCTCGGATAATTTGATCCACAAGCTTTATGCCTTCCAGACGGCCCATCAGAAAACGATAGCGTTCCATGTCGGTCACTGTTCCGTTAAGGACAATGGCTTCGGAATCTTGCTGCAGTTTTCGTACTTCTTTCAATACGCTTTCAGCGAATTCAAGCATGGTCGTTTTTCCATGAAAGCAGACGGTAAAAAAGCCCCGTCTGGAGGCTTGTGTTTAATATATCTTTACTGGCTTATTGCCATCTCGTTTTTTTACTATTCTAGCAGGTTTTGTTGCCTTGCGACCACTAGAAGCCTTAATTGAACCTCCTTTTGCCGCTTTTTTTACTTTTTTACTCTTCCCTGCCTTACTTAAAGCAATTGCAATGGCTTGCTTCTTTGGTTTTCCCGCGCCCATTTCAGTCCTTATATTGCTTGAAATAGTCTTTTGACTAGAGCCACGTTTCAAGGGCATCTTATGTTCCCCACTGGGATCGTGCTTTCTTTTGTGCTGCTTTGTTTAAATCGCCAAAGTGATAAAGCTTTTTACTTTGCTTTGTCATGGTTCTTCCCGTCATCACCGTGCCATCGGGGTGCTTATGTGTTCCACCCTTGTGGACTTTGCCGTCACGAGAATAATGATTTACGCCTGCTGCCATTGTAAATGCTCCTCTAACAAAGACGAGTAGGGCCACAACCTCTTTTAGCTAAACCGCAACCACGAGCCTGTACGGTATTCATTTTTCTACCTGTCATGCCTTTGCTTTCGTTTCTGCGTGAACGATAAGACTGCGACTTGGTGCTTTCTTTGCCGTCTATGTTTCCTAAACGCTCATCAAGCCTATCTGCCTTAGTCTGCTTTTTAACGTCTCCGCCTTTAGCCATGCGATTCATCTGACGCTTTTCAAATGCTTTTTCTCGATCAACACGACCGTACTCTTCACGGGCATTTCTGCCTTTTGCGCCTTTTGCATAGGTTTTAGGTGCAATGCGATAAATCTCATCGTCTAAGTTTCGTAATACTTTCTTATCACGAGCCATTGAACCGGGCATATTCTATCTCCTAAAGTTTACTGGGTGCGTAAATACGTTCTCTTGCTACATCCGCACGCAACTTAGCAATGTCTTGCTGTGATTCAATGCGTGCTTCATTGCCTGCTGCGTTTTGAGCTATTCTAGCCTGATCCACCTTTATACCTTCTTGCTTCAATGCAATATCGGCCTGATCTTTAGCTGCTTTTTGCTGTAACTCTTCAGCTTTTAGCATGACTACTGGATCTTGTCCACCTTCGCCGGACAACTCGCCCTGCATTCCTTTCATTTCCATCATGTATTCCGAAACTTTGATGGAAATCATTGCCTCACGCTGTAAGTCAGAGACCATATTGTCAGGATCGTTACCATACTGCTCAAACAAGGTCGCTTCGGTGTCTTCCTCGGCCTTTAGTCGGATATGTTGCAGGATATGCTTTTGTAATTCTGCAGCGGCTAACGGATTAGCCTGAATTAACGGTGATAACCCCATAATTAAATGCGCGGCAATGTGGGCGTCGTGCTGTTGCCCTGCAAACGCCTTCAACTGCTTACCATCTGCTGCTTCCATGTTCTCACTAGCGGGGTCTTTAGGCATTTGATTGGTCTGAACCTTCAATATGCCGTCAATATCTCGCACATTCAGTGCCTGATACACACGATAATACGCTTCGTACATGTTGTGCATCTGTGGCGCGCTTTGTGCCAACTGTAATTGGGTCTGTGCCAACGTAATTCGTTGTGCAGCAGAGAAAATATTGGGGTCTGCGATAGGTAATATAGCGACCATGTGATCAAAGTCGCATTTTTTAATACATCGAGACGCGCCGGGCACGTCATACGGGTACTCATCCGGTAAGTATTCACCAAATCCACGCGCCAACATCTCAAATTCTTGTGTTTGAGCGTAATACAGGCGTTTATGGATGGCCGACATGACCATCGAACCCCTTTCAAGCAAAGCAATCGTCGTTCCTACTGCCGCTTGTTGGTTTCCATCGCCCACTTGCATGTCGGCGGTGCTTGCTAAACGCTTTCCGGCGTCTACGGCAAAGCCCATCAAAGTATAAAGTGTCTGAGAGGGCTCTTTGTAGGGTAAAGGCATCAGTGAGGCCGTCAATTCTGCGCCACCTGCGTCAATATCCCGCCACTCGCCCGGCTGTATCGGATTGTCATCATCCGCTATTCGCGCGCCTTTCGCCTTAAATCCAGCGGGTAAATTAGATAGCGTTCCAGCGTCAAGAAGTTGACGCAATGCCGCCGTCGCTGTCTTAGAAAGACCACCAATGAGGTGAACAAACCCTAATCCATAAGCGCCGGGACCTTCTACCAACACATAATGCACAAAATATTCGCGTCTTTTCTTAAGTTCATCGTCTTCTAGCCAGTTTCTACGAATACCAACGACCTTGCCACTCGCCTCATCCAAGGTAACGACATAAGGAACCTTAATTCCTGTTGGCTCGTTGTCTTCATCAAGATCCTCAAACCCTGATAAATCTAAATCAACCTGAAACTCTAATAAAAAGACTTCCTCTGGCTCTCCGCTCTGCGAGATGCCTATGGTCTGATTAATAGCGTCTCTGATTTGATTGCCACCCGTGGGGTCATTCTGTGGGTCTAATGGGGTATCAATGTACTCACCTGCAAACACTCGCTTGGCAAATTCATTGGTATCCATCGCAATACGCTGAGTAATACGTGGGCATTCCGAAACAACACTTGACCCATTGTAAGGAATATACAGATCATCAGGTAGGACTAAGCGGCTGACCATTCGGCCAAGCTGTTCGTCATAGTAAACTTTTTTAAATGTAGAACCACCGTAACCTGTATAAAACAAAAGCTGATCAAACTCTGGGGTGTATTCTTTCATCACCGAGGTGATCTGGTAGTTCATAAAATCCTGCACGCGCGAAGCCTGTTGGATCTTATCTAATGTTTCTTTGCCTAAGGTTTGCGTCCTGACAGGACCGCCGGCAGGCATGAGTTCTTTAAATGCTTGTGCTTGAAACTGGACAATAGACTCTGTCAGCATAGGATGCACCGCGCCTGCGGCTCCTCGGAACGGCTGCGTCCTGTCCTCTATCTTCAAGCCTAATAACTCAAGGCCTTTAGAGTACATTTCTTCCCACTCGCCACGAGAGGACCTGTCTGCTTCAAACAAGGCCAACAGGTCAGAGGAGATAAGCGCCATCTCGTTATCATCCATAACCTCGGCAAGGTTACTGTAGAATTCTACGTCATCATCTTGAGGGTCAATCTCTACCGTCGCACTACCGTCATCTTCAAGGACGATCTCTATGTCCGGCTCCATCTCTTCCATGACTTCGATGATGTCCGTTTCGGGAGCTAGATTTACCACTTTTTCTATAGGCATAGTATTGTCCTAAATGTATTTTGGGTCATTGTACACTCGTTCTACTGATCCGCCACGTTTCATCTTTTGGTATCTTACCTGACTGGGTAAGTCCGTACCGTCCGAAGCGTTCAAAGGATCAGGGGCCTCTGATTTTTTATAATACTGTATGCCTTTAGCATACACTCTGTCGCCTACAACAGTAGCTAAGTCTGCACCTTTTACAGCTTGACCTGTATTCATATCAATAAATAAGTGATGTGCTTTAGGGTTAAAGCCTATTTCGACAAAATCTTTACCGTCTAAAAGGACATTCTTATCGGGAACATAATTACCGTCCACAGACATAGCAGGGAACTTATTTTTAGCCTCTGGCACGTCTATGTTTGATATTTTAGCGGCTATTCCTTGTCTACCTTTTTGGTTTACGTTAAACGTAACGTTTTCCACTGTGGCATAAGGAACGTAAGAAAGGGCTTTTCCGTTAAAATTGTTTTTATGAAGTGTTTGAAGTTTATCTAAACCTTTTGGCGCATCGGGGATTTTTGAATTAAGGTTTAAACGTATGCCTACTTTGCTTCCGGCTTCTACAGGCGCATTTATTAAGGCATCTGCTTTTCTTGTGCCTGCGGTAGCTTTAGTAGCAAGGGTTTCGAGAGTCTTTAGATTATCGGGTGTGTAGTTTTTTAGCCGTTGACCACCACTTAGGGTTTCGTCAACGCCGACTTCTAACGGCTTAACTGGTTGGATTGTCTGTTCCGCATTCCCTCTATCAACGCCTTGTCTAGCTTCAGGTGTTGTGCTTTTTCCGCTGGGCTGAGGGACCTGTTCTTTGCGGTAGACGCGGCTAAAGCCGTCGTAGATATCTTGGCTAATTGTTCCTTTGCCTTCATTCTTCATCTCCATGAGAGAGGTCTCTACTCTCTTCAATGATTCATTGTAGTCTATATCAGCTATATCTTCTACCTTTTTAAGAAACTCGTCTCCCATTCCCCCATTATTGTCCACTACTTTAATGTCTACGTTGTCAAAATCTTTATATCGTTCTGCTAGATTTTTTATGGTTTGACGACTTTGCATGTGCATACGGATAAACTCATCTTTTGGAATTGTTCTTCCCGTACCGTACTTATTGGCTTGCTTCATGGCACGTCCAACTGCCAAACCAATCGCTTTTTCCGGTGACCTATCAATAAATACTAACTTAGCGTTTTTACCCGAATTAAGTGCCTCATCTATTCTTTTTGCCATTGAATCAAAATTAGACATGCTACCGTCATAAATTAAATCAGCGCCTTCTCTCATGGCTTTTGCGGGGCCTGAAGACTTACCTGAGGCGGGACCTCCACCCGTAAATATCCACGTACCTTCTTGACCGGCTGTTTCAGCAAGCTTTCTATTGTATACCGCTTTATTTAGAGCACTTGCTGCTTCATGAACGTCGGTAGCTAATGTCCTGTCTGCAAGATAGTTTGGATTTAGCTCACGGAACAAGTCCGTATCTAGTATTTTTCCACCCTCTGTGTCCGGCATGGCGTTGTATCGAGCTATCATGCCTTCAGGATCTGCAACGATTTGTCGGTTAAATATTTCCCCTATGGGTGTAGTATAAGGAGAGGAGGCTACATCTGCGCCTTTGTAAAAATCAGTGTTTACTGCTTCAGGGAGCGTAGCCCTCATTTCTTGAGCGTACTCTTCTGTAAATTTAATCGGCTGAACAGGTTCTATTTTAAACGCGTTGACTGCGTCCACTTCATCAAGCATCTTGGCTGAAGGAGTTGTTATTCCTCTTTTAGCCATAGAGACACCCTTGCCAATAGGTACGACTTCTCCGACCGTTAGTGCGTTAATTAGGGCAAACTGGGTTTCTGGATCAAGCTTGTCATACTGCTCCATTCCATAATCAATCATATCGGGTATTGGACCGAGGTTATCCTTGTTCTTTTTGTATGCGCTTACCCCCGATTGCACTACTTCGCCTATCTTACCCATAGCGTATTCGTTAAGTGCCTGACCTTTCTCGGTTCTAGGTTCGTAATTTAAGGCTTCGTTATAGGCGGCTTTATTTGCAGCCATTTCTTCGACAGTGTTATCCGTGAACGCTTGCTCACCCAGTGATATTGCTGATGCAGCAATCGGACCAAAGGCCCCAGAGAAAGTGTCTGCCGTAACATCCATCAGTGCTTTTAGGTTCGCAGACGCAGAACCGCCGTCCGCGAACCCTTTAGGCTTTTTTACAGGGCCGCCCTCCGCCATTAAGCCATAGGTACGGTTAAATCCTGTATTAGCTGAAAGAGGGGTGGTGTAATTAGGTTGTGAACCATAGTCCCTGTCCTCTTCCCTCTCATCAAAACCATAAAAAGGCGTAGGAGGCAGGGCCGCCAATGTGAACGGGGCTCTAGTTCCTGCCGCCATTTCACTCTTACCAAAAGTATTGTAATGATTTCTGGCAAAAGTATTTAAATTCTGACCACCAAGCTGTCCTTTCTGCCTTTCGTAATCTGCCTGAATGTCTGGATTAGCGGCAATGTACTCCGCTATCGTCCCCCCTGCGGAGGGTGCGTTTTTCTGAGCTGCCCTGTTTTGTAGGCCCTGCTGTCTCATCAAAGCATTCAACTGAGAGCGGGACATACTGCCGTAACTCCCCGCCAATTGATTAAATGCGTCAGCATTAAACTGGGTTGACGCTTGATCAGGGAACATACCCGACCGCTTTAATCGTTCAAATTCCTGCGCGGCACGGCCCTGCTGGAACCGGCCTAACTGTTCTGTGCCCATTAACGACCTTGGACGGCTAGTAACCGAGGGAGGCGTAAAGCTAAACCCTGATCCGGTGGCCGAGAGCAGTTTAGCCGCCGGTGTATAGTCAAATCCTGTGAGCTGTTGCTGTCCGCCTACATCCTCAATGACCTCGGTCCGTGGCGCACTGGCTCTGAAAACCTCATCCAAGGCTGGCTGTCCTGCGGCGTAAATGCCTCCTGTGTCAGGCATCATGGGAAAAGGATCAGGTGCAGGGGTAGCGGGTCCCGTAGGAAAAGGGTCTATTCCACCTACAATAGGTGCGGTTACTGGTGTCTTTGGTGTAACAGGTTTAGCGGCTGGCGTAGTCTGATACAGGATATTAGGGTCTACGCCGGCGGCAACCATGTCCGCGTAGCTGATTCCACGGTCCGTGGCGATCTTCTGCATGTCCAACCGCTCTTCGGGCGAAACTATTTTGTCCTGCATGACCCTGCCATAATACGCTGCAACATCATCCGCCATTGGGGCGGTAACCTCACCGCTGTAAACAGGGCTTCCTTCGGGCGTGGTGAAGATAGCGTCTATCAGGGTTCTAGTTTCTTCAGTATCGCCTAAAGCATCAAAGGCGTCGGCTACGGTAACGCCGGAAGCAATAATGTCAGCGTAACCTGCCGCTGCGTCGTAGTTTCCTTCGGCCATTTGTTTTCTAACATTAGCCGCCGCGTTCTGTAGGTCTTCTTTTGTAGCGCCCTTACCGTAAGTGACGGGTTCGCCTTCATTCATTCTTATAGGGAGTGCGCCAAGCATTTCCCGTGCTGATCTATTATCCATAAAGGACCCCTTCAAACGGGTTAAATTATCTTGACATTCTAGGCCTAATAATACTCAGGAACAAGCCCCTCGTTTCGAGGCTCTTCCGGCTCATCAGAGTACAGAGAGATAAAGTTCCCCGCGCGGAATCGCATCAGAGCCTGCGTTGTACTATCCACTTGGTCGTCATTGTCCCCATTAGGAAACGCCGCACACTCCTCAATCAGATCCTGTGCCCACGTCTCATCAGGAGCCCAGACCATACCCGCCTCTAAAATCGGGGCTACGGCATGCGCCCGTGAAACCTTATCCTGACCGGCACGCCGACCGCCGGGTGAATACATGGTCACCGGAATACCCATACGCCGGAGTTCCTGCTGTAGCGTGATCCCTGTCGCTTTGGCCTCGATCAATACATTATCCGGCTGCCAATACTTATACTGGTCCATTGCCTCACGCTTGAGGTCTGGAAAGTCCCATCGACCCTTTCTCACGTCCATCAACAACAGATTCGGGCCCGAATCCTCGTCAGGAAAGAACACGCCCCACGTCGTGATAACAGAGTAATCCGCCGTCTCCTTCTTGGAATACGCCGTGTCATAAGACTGAATGATATACTCTACGCTCGGCAAATGCTCAGGTTCCCACTCTCGCCACCATTCTCGCTTGAGTATCGCGCCCTCGTCAGAAGTCGGTCTCTGCTGATACATCGCGTTCCATTTCTGCACCGACATAGATGCTCGGACCGCGCGGAGTTCCTCAAGTTCCCAGAAACTAGGCCAAAGGGCACGCTCGTTCTCCTCGCCCTCATCAAAAACCGCAGGAAACTCTATCACCTCCCACTGGTCCGCGCTGAGATTGCTCTGGGATTTTAATAACCGCGCCGTAAGATCCTTGGTCCCCCAACGAGTCATCACGATTACGATAGCCCCGCCGGGTTGTAGTCTGGTCCGTGGCCCAGAGGTATACCATTCCCACGCATTGTCCAAGGCAAGCATAGACTGCGCGTCTTGCTCCGAGTGAGGATCGTCAATAATCAGCATATCCGCACCACGGCCCGTCATTGCTCCACCAACGCCCACGGCAAAATACTCACCACCCGCGTCAGTGTCCCACCTTCCGGCGGCTTTACTATCAGCCTTCAAGGAAACCTTAGGAAAGACCTCTGTATAACGGTCCATGTCCATCAAGTTACGCACCTTACGACCAAACCTCACGGCTAACTCGCCGGTGTGCGTGGCCTGAATGATCTTGGTCGTTGGACGACGGCCCATGAGATAGGCCGGAAGCAGGTAGGATGCGAACTCAGATTTGGTGTGTCGAGGTGGCATGTTCACGATCAAGCGTTTTAACGTGCCGTCGGCTATGCGGTCAAAGGCTTTAGCCATAATCTCGTGATGGCTACTGATTATCGCTTCAGGCCACACGTACCGCGAGAAACCAATGAAAGTATCTTGTGCCTGTTCTTGCCCTTCAAGAAGCGCGAGTCGAAGCTCTAGTTTTAACCGCTCCGCCTCAACGTCTTCAATGCGATTAGCTATCTGCATAAAAATCCGTTTTTAAAAAAATTGCGAAAAATTTTTTGGGGTTTTGATTTTCTAACAAAGGGGGGTGGGTTGCAAGGTGGTTTCACGTGAAACAGAAAGCCATTTTCGTTTTAGCCAAAACTAATTGTATGAAATCTGGCTAAAGCCCCCGACCCTGAGAGGGTGGGGATCTATGTGAGAATGATTCTCATTTAGGCGTTATTTTAGGGCCCAAATACCCAAAAGGGACCCGCCCTCGATGGCCCGTGAGCCTTGGTTCACGCTAAGTGTTTGATTTGTCTAGGCTTTAGATCAAATCGCTATTTCCGGTAATAGGTATTACCGGAAATAGTTCCACGTGGAACATCGCAAATGGACCTCGGATAACGTATATCCCCATATACGTTTGAGCTTGGAGCCTGCGTCAATCCAAGCTTAGTTTATTTTTTCTGGGTCTTTTCAGACGTAGATTTTATCGAGAGCCTGTATCCCTCAATCCACGTGGCTTGCGTCTTCATGTACGTTTAAGCGACTAATAGCTGGCGTAACACGGCCCAGTCAACAGCGTTCAGGGGCCACACAGCTAACGCCTGCGTGCTTAATCCATCGATAGCAAGGGCTTGGGATTGCCTCCCGTGATAGAGCAGGAGGCGCTTCTCTGAAGCTTTGAGCGTGCCTTTAGGATGCCACTCAATCAGTATGAATGTCGGCAGTCTCAGGCTGGCGTGCTTCATTGCGAAGGCTATCTGGTGAGGTGACAGCCGGACCTTGCGTCCGCTCTTCACTACCTTCAGCTCCACCATCACGTACTTCGGCGGCAGTGCTATCAGACAATCCGGTATCCCCAGATTGATCCGATTCTCCAACCGGACTACCACTGAGTTCGGTAGATTCTTTTTGAGCCTGTCGTGTAGCTGGCCTTCGGGACCTTTCGCCATCCTTCATCGCCTCCAGCATGCTCGTCGGTTCTTCGATTTGTTCAGGGGTTATGTCGAGTATCTCGGTCGGTGGTGGACCGCCGTACATCGCTTTTATTTCTTCAAGCTTGCGCTTAACGTCTTCCTTACTCATCGAGTCGATAGTTCCGTGCCTGATTTCTTTTCTATCAATGTAAATCGTACCTAGCGCCTGTCCTCGTCGGAACTCTGCGGCAACAGCAGCAGAGAAGTTTTTAGCCTCTAAGGCTTGGTTACGGATAATCAACAGGTCCTGCATGTGCCGCTCGTAGCTGGTCCCGTATTTCTCGGCCAGCTCATGCCTATACTCTTGGATTGCTGCTACAACGTGCGGGTTCTTTTTGGGGTCTGTCAAAATAGAAGCAACCGACGCAGCACCCTTCTCGGCATAGCCGGCATTGATCGCGGCTTCTCGGAGCGACAAAGGCTTACCCTCCTCTTGGCACAGCTCTTTTATAAACAGCCATTGTTGCGGGGTGACTACTCGCTTTTGTTTTGCCAGTGGCTCGACTTCGGCGTTATGGACCTTTTCCATGAGTTTCCTTCGATGAGTTTTTTTAACAGGTACAGCATTAAAAATGTCTTTTTTAGCCACTAAGCAGTCCTCCGACAGATCCAGCCTTCAAGAGTATCAGAAGGACGCACCGTAAAATACCGGCCAGCGTAAGACGGGCTCCGGTAGAACGTCAGCAGAGCACTGCGAACTTTACAGGCCTCAGCAGGACTATACACTCGAAAATAATCGTTCTTAACCATGCTTTTAAACGGATAGCTGCGTTGACCTTTCAAGCCGCCGGCAGGGCGAACAAAATGCTCTCTTGAAGCTATTCCAGTGTTAGGACAAGGCTTGTCTTTTTTCTTCGGCATTTAAACACAATAACAAATTTCTATAGGTATGTATTTTGGAAAAAAAAAAAAATAAAACCAAAAACTCGCCCGCGCGCGACTTATAGGATTCTTGACAATCATTACGTCATTACGTCTGTAAAAAATAGACGTAATGGTAGACGTAAGGCTACAGTCCACGTATTTAAAGGATCATTACGTCAAATACGCCTGTAGATATGTATTCGATAGACATGTTAAATTCACTTTTGTTTTTCAAAATACATACTTATAGAGCAGAACGC